GCCTGGTGGATGGAACGACCGGGGTTGACAGGCAGTGACCATCACTCAGTGTGATGTGCGGGTGGGGGGTGTTTAAAAATGATCTTGGGGACGTTGAACGCGGGGGAGGTGTCTGCCACCTGCGCCCGGTTCAGAGACCCGATTGAGACCCACGTCACATCACACATCGCTACGGGAGGTGATCACCCATGGCCAAGGGAGGAGCGCGCGCCCGGTCAGGCCCTGCGCCAACATCGACGGAGCGTAGCCACAAGGCCAAGGCGCCGGACGCTAACGGTTGGGTGACCCTGCCCGCTGAGGGGCGAGACGGACCCGAGCCAGCTTTCCCGCTGGACATGGCCTCACCCCGTGAGCTGCAACTCTGGGAACGCTTGTGGGAAACCCCGCAGGCCGTCATGTGGGAGCAGCTACACCAAGACTTCGAGGTTGCCTCATACGTTCGTCTGCTTGTCCGTGCTGAGTCTCCTCGCAGCTCCGCCATTGTGTGGGGTCAGGTCAAGCAGTTCGCCGAGTCGCTCGGTCTCAGCGTGTCCGGCATGGCGCGCAACAAGTGGACCATCGGCAAGGTGGACGCCGACGACGACGAGCAGACGACCCATTCCGCTGTATCGCCGGTTGCCTCGCTGACTGCCCGACTGAAGGCGGTTGCAGATGGCTGACGGTAAGGCCCTGGTCGTCACGCTTGCGTGGATCGAGTCTCATGCCGTCATCCCGGATGGTTTCCGTCAGGGTGAGCCGTTCGAGTTTCTGCCTTGGCAACTGAAGGTAGCCAGCAACTTCTATACGGTCCGCTCGGATGCCGAGGTTGGCCAGCGAAGCACTGCGTTCGTGTTCCGACGTGCGCAGGTAATCATGTCTCAGAAGAGCGGGAAGGGGCCGTTCGCAGCCTCGATCGTGCTCGCTGAGGCGGCTGGACCTACCGTGTTCGCTGGGTTCTCTGACGGCGCTCAGCGCTACCGGTGCCGTGACCATGGGTGCCCCTGCGGCTGGTCGTATGAGTATGCCGAGGGCGAGCCTATGGCCGTGCCTCAGCCAACTCCGCTGATTCAGCTTCTGGCTACCTCTGAGGACCAGGTGGCGAACGTCTACCGTCCGCTTACCGCCATGGTCAAGCACGGGTCCCTAGGCGCCATCATGAGCGTGCGCGAGGGGTTCATACGCGTTGGCGATGAAGGGCGAATAGACGTCGTCACCAGCTCCGCGCAATCGCGACTCGGTAACCCAATCACGTTCGCCATCCAAGACGAGACAGGCACGTACACAGCGACCAACAAGATGATCAAGGTTGCTGAGACTATGCGCCGTGGTCTCGCTGGTATGTCCGGACGCTCGATGGAGACGACGAACGCTTACGACCCTTCCGAGGAGTCGACGGCTAAGCGGACGCACGAGAGCAAGGCTGAGGACGTCTACCGGTACTTCCCGCAAGCTCCGCTGAACCTGTCCTACAGGAACAAGCAGGAGCGCCGGAAGATTCACCGCGCTGTGTACTGCGATTGCCCGCACATCGACCTAGACGCGATTGAGGCTGAGGCCAGCGAGCTTGCCGAGACGGACCCTGCGCAGGCAGAGCGATTCTTCGGTAACCGCATTGTGGCTGGTGCTGGTGCCTGGCTAGAGCACAACCTTTGGGAGGCTCGCGCCAACGGCTCACGCACTGTGGCGCCCAAGACTCCGATTGTCCTGGGTTTCGACGGGTCTGACGTTGATGACTGGTCGTCATTCCGCGCTGAGACGCTGGACGGTTTCCAGTTCACGCCGACGTATGGGCCGAACAAGCTACCTACCATCTGGAATCCCGCTGATTTTGGTGGGCAGGTGCCCCGGTTGGAAGTGTCCGCAGCGCTGGAAGAGCTGGTGCAGCGCTATGACGTCAAGCTTCTGTACGCTGACCCGCCCTATTGGGACTCCGAGGTTGATGAGTGGGCAGCGAGGTACGGCGATCGGGTCGTAATTAGCTGGTACACGCGCCGAGTTGTCCAGATGCACGCTGCTGCGGAACGACTGAAGACGGACATTGCCAAGGCGGATACCCCGTTTTCGCATGACGGTTGCCCGATCACGTCCGGTCACATTCGGAATGCTCGCGCTGCCGCTCGTCCGCAGGGCCGGTATGTGCTGGCCAAGTCCAGCCAAGACCAAAAGATTGACGTTGCGGTTACTTCCATCCTCGCCCATGAGGCAGCGATGGACGCCGTTGCGGCTGGAATGACGGCGCCTAAGCGCAAGAACTATTACTACTCCGCATGAGGGCCCACCAGGAGGGGGCGAACATGGCTACTGAAGCTGAGGCGCTCCGCCTGGTGGACATTCTTGAGACTGAGCTACGTAACCGGCGCTGGGAGATCGATCGAAACGAAGCGTATTACCGGGGCCGTCAGCCTCTGTCGTTCGCCTCTGACCAGTTCCGCAAGTACCACGGTGACCGCTACAAGGACTTTGCTGATAACTGGGTACAGGTGGTGTCCGATGCGCCGGTTGAGCGTCTCACGGTCACTGGTGTCCAGCCGTCCGGCATGACTGAGGCTGACAAAGAGTCGTGGCGCGTGTGGCAGATGAACGCCCTTGACGCTGACTCTCAGCTTGGGTTCCTGGGTGCCGTGAACAGTGGCCGTAGCTTCGTTCTCGTGTGGGGCAACCCTGACGACCCCGAGACTCCAGAGGTCACGTTCGAGGATGCTTCACAGTGCATCGTTATGTACGTCCCTGGTTCGCGTCGTAAGCGCCGTGCCGCGCTGAAGCGTTGGGAAGATGGCGGGTTTGATTACGCCACGCTGTATCTCCCGGACGAGGTTTGGAAGTTTCAGCGCGCGCACCTGTCGACCCCTAAGAAGTCGATGGTCATGCTTGAGGCTGACGACGAAATGAACGGCTGGGCAGTGCGTGACATGGGCTATGAGCCCAACCCGCAGCCCAATCCCATGGGTTGTGTCCCGATGGTGGAGCTTCCCAATAAGCCCATGCTCGTCTCTGACCCGATCAGTGACGTGGGCGGCGTGGTGGCCATGCAGAACGCTGTAAACCTTCTGTGGGCGCAGCTCTTCACGGCCAGCGATTACGCGTCGTTCCCTCAGCGCATTGTCCTGGGTGCGGAACGGCCTGTTGTCCCTGTGCTGGACGATCAGGGGCAGATCGTAGGTGAGCGCCCGGTGGACCTTGAACGGTTCGCTGTGGACCGTGTGGCGTTCTTCACGGGTGATGACGTCAAGATTGACGAATGGACGGCCGCGAACCTTGAGGCGTACACAAACGTCATTGAGGTAGCGGTGGGGCACATTGCCGCTCAGACCCGTACGCCTGCGCATTACCTGATCGGGTCCATGACCAACATATCCGGGGATGCGCTGCTAGCGGCTGAGACGGGACTTATCAAGCGGGTCGAGGAAAAGCAGCTTTGGTTTGGGCAGGCCCTGCGTGAGGTGTTCTCGCTGATCGCGCTGGCCCAAGGCAACGATGCTAAGTCTCGTGCGATCACGGGCGGTCGAGTGATTTGGGCCGACGCCGAGTCGCGTTCTCAGACGCAGCTTGCGGATTCGCTGCTGAAGCTGAAGACGATCGGGTTCCCGTTCGAGTTTCTGGCACTGCGGTACGGGCTTACGCCTACCGAGGTTGCTGACCTACTCGCCATGAAGGAAAAGGAAATGATGTCGGACCCCATGGGGGCTCTGTCGAACATCATGAACGCGAACGGCGGTAACAATGTGGAGCCTGCGAGCCAGGAAGCACCAGCGGGGGCGTGAGGCCCTAGCAGACGCTACCGCCCGTGCCGTTCTCGCTGAGTGGTCAAAGGTCGACCCCAACTCCGTTGCAGGTGACTGGGGTCGACTACTGCCGAAGGTAACCGCAATGGTTCAGGCAGGGCAGATCAAGTCAGCGGACATGACGAACGACTACATGCGGGAACTGATCGGCGAACTAGACGCCGAGGTTGACCCGCATCAGTTCGCCAGTACGACCCCCGATGGGCGAAACCTTATGGGTGTGCTCGCTCGGGCCATCCCTACCGCGCTGTGGCGCCGTGACCAGGGTGACAACACGCGTACCGCAATGGCTCGCGCTGGTGCTTTCCTGAACATGGTGACCCGCACGGTAATCGCCGATACCGGTAGGCAGGCTGACCAGGCTTCTATGGTCGGCAATACGCAGGTGACCAGCTATGTGCGAGTGGTGGAGCTTCCCGCTTGCTCACGCTGCATCATCCTCGCTGGGCGCGAATACAGCGTCTCTACCGGATTCCAGCGCCATCCCAATTGTGACTGCACCATGGAGCCGGTGACCAAGCGCAAGGCTGGTTACACGCTCGATGCGCAGGACATGTACGACCGGATGAGCGCTGAGCAGCGACGCAGGGTGTTTGGCGAGGCTGGCAGCAAGGCCATTGATGATGGCGCCAACATCTACAGCGTGGTCAACGCTCGCAAGAGCATGGACAAGGTTGAGATGTTCGGCCGTACGGTGCAAGTCACCTATACAGGTACGGGCTCGCGCAAGAAAAAGCGCCCGCCCCGGTTGATGCCTGAAGAGATTTACCGCCTTGCCGATGGCGACCGCAACCACGCAATCAGGTTGCTCTACAAAAACGGCTATCTCCGCTGAGGCGCACTGCCCAGCACCTACGAACTTTCGTACCTGACTCGCGCGCAATGCGCATGGAGGCTTCAGCATGCCCGAAAACGAGACTGTCACTGACGAGACTGTGACCGATGAGACTGCCACTGGTGAGCAGCACGGCGCGGGAACCGAGGATGACGGCGAGCCGAATCCGGAAGGTGCCGAGAATCTCGGCGATGCCGGTAAAAAGGCGCTGGATTCCATGAAGGGCAAGTGGCGCGAGGAGCGTACGAAGCGGCAGGAGCTAGAGCAGCGACTCGCCGCACT